TGGGGATTGTAAGCGAAGCAAAACTTTTTATTAACGATAGCACTATTTATCAGTCATACACTTACGACGTTTTAGGAGCACCTGTAGCTTTAACTTTTACCGTTGAGCCTGTTGTTACTACGATAACTTCTAGCAACGAAATTCAATTTTCAGCACCAACAGTAAATATACCGACTTTAACTGCAAGCACGTTTACGTTAAATGGGCAAGATTTTACTGTTTCAGCGACTAACCCAACATCTTCTACAAACATCAATTGCACCAATCTTGGTGGCGGCGGCGCTAAACTTACCTTAAGCACAGCAGGAGCATCAGCACTTTCTGACGCTGTTATTGTATTTAAAAATACTACTGCTACCACTGTAGATTGGTCTGTTGGTTGTGACCATAACGATACCAAAGCATTTAAGATTTCAAGAAATGCAACCCTCGGATCAAACGATGCAATCGTTATACGGAGCGACAATCAACGAGTTGGTATTGGCGCGACTTACGCGAATATAACTGCGCCGTTGACTGTTGGCGGCGTTGCCGCCTTTGCCGGAGGAACTGGCGCATTGCCTTCTATTGCGCGAAGCACTGACCTTGACACAGGAATATGGTTTCCAGCGGCCAATGAGGTTGCCGTATCAACCAATGGAAGTGAAAAGCTGCGTATCATATCCTCTGGTAATGTTGGCATTGGCGAGTCAGTGCCGGACTACAAACTGGATGTAAATGGAACATTTGGCTTTACCCCCGGCGCTTCAGTAACTCCCGTTGATAACGGTGACGTTGTATTTGAATTGACGAGCAACACGACTTTCACTATCAGGGCCAAGGGTTCTGATGGCACTGTTCGATCTGTAGCATTAACGCTTGCGTGAGGAATAGACATGGACATCAATAAAATTCTTGAGGGCAGCTTGGACGATATTGCTGACAATATTTTTAATGAAACTAAAAATACAGCGGATAAAGCAAAGGCAATTCAGAAGCAACGCATAGGCGAGAATGTTCAGTATGTAATCGCCGCGCTGAAAAAGATTGAAACTGATATGCGCGGCGAGTATAGCGAAGTTGCTAATAAACTATATGAGCGCATTGTCTCAATCAAAAACGGTCAAGACGGTCGCAATGGTGCTGATGGTCGCGCTGGCAAGGATGGTCGAGCCGGGCGTGATGGGCTGGCTGGCTCAAAGGGCGCAGATGGATTGCCAGGCCGTGATGGTCTGGACGGTGTTGATGGCGTATCGGTCATGGATGCAAACATCGACTTTGATGGCTCTCTGATTATTACTTTGTCCAATGGCCGTGTCATCAATGTTGGCGAGGTGGTGTCGCAAGACTTGGCTGATAAGATTCAGGTCATCTCCACCATGTCCACGAATACCGCGATTGCGGCGATTACTGGTGGCACGATTGATGGCGCTGTCATTGGCGGCACGACTCCTGCTGCGGGAACGTTTACTACGCTGAGTGCTAGTAGTGGAATCAACAGCACATCAATAGGAAGCACGACTCCTGCTGCTGGTGCGTTTACTACGGTGACGGCTACTGGTAAAACCGGAATTGCTCTTACAAATAACAGTGTTGGTATAACTGAAGTGCAGATTGGTAACACAGTGGGTTCTGCGGACACAGACGGATCTGGCGTTGGCTTTTATTTTAGCGGCATACGACTTGGCGGCATTCGACTTGTTTCCTCTGGAGTAGCGCCCAAAACAATAATTACCGCGTGGAGTGGTGCCGCAGAAGTAACTGTTGCAAGCATCACCTCCACCGGCCTAGCAGTCACCGGCACCCTAAGCGCAACCGGCGTTGCCACCTTCGCAGCAGGCACCTTCGCACTACCCTCAATCACCACTTCCGGCGACCCGAATACCGGCGTTTACTTCCCTGCTGCGGATACGGTTGGGATTACTGCGGGTGGAACGCAAAGAGGCGAATTTTCTAGCGCCGGCCTAGCAGTCACCGGGGCGCTGAGTGCGACAACAAATATAGGTGTCGGAACAACCGCGCCAAGTATCCCCGGCCCATATAACTCTGTTGTTGATATTCGCGGAACAGCCGCAGACCAAAACTGGGGCGGCGCACTCAGATTAGCCTCAAACAACGGAACTACAACAAACTCTTATTTTTTGGCGACAACATCTGGCCTATTCATCTACAACACAATTGCTCATCCAATAACATTTGGAACCAGCAACACCGAACGGATGCGTATCGACTCGTCCGGCAACGTAGGAATCGGAACTGCATCACCTAACGCCTCCGCAATCCTAGACGCACAAAGCACCACCAAGGGCGTGCGGATGCCCAACATGACCACCACACAGAAGAACGCTATTGCCTCTCCTGCCGCTGGTTTGATGGTTTATGACACGACATTGGCAAAGCTCTGCGTTTACACAACCGCTTGGGAAACTATTACTTCAATCTAAAGGAAAATCATGACTACTTGGCTAATCGAACAGATGGATTGCGCCGTTCAGCTTGACGGTGAAACCGATGTAGTAATTACCGCAGCATGGCGCTGCAATGGGGAACAGGTTGATGGTGACAAGACCTACACCGGCACTATCTACGGCTCCAGCACTTTTACCTACACGGGCGGTGAGTTCACGCCCTACGATGAACTGACTGAGGAGCAGGTCTTGGGTTGGTGCTGGTCAGGCGGCGTGGACAAGGATGCGACTGAGGCTGCGGTTCAGGCTCAAATTGACGCTCTGATTAACCCCCCCGTTGTCATCCTGCCGCTGCCTTGGAGCGTCTAATGGAGGAAAGTCTCCAAAAATACTACGAAGAACGCTTTTCGATGATGGGCAGTCATGGCTGGCGGGATTTGACTATTGACATTGATAATATGATAGATTCCCTCAATAATATTGGCTCGATTGCTGACGAAAAGACTTTGCATTTTAGGCGCGGCGAGATGTCTATCTTGATCTGGCTGAAAAACCTTAAAGGTGTCAGCGAACAGGCATACGAGGAATTGAATGAGAAGAATGTATGAGTTTGTCTGCGAAAGCGGACATCTGACGGAAAGCCTGGTGGCTTACGAAGTCGCGGATTTGCCCTGCTGGTGTGGCGGGAAATCCCGGCGTATCATAAGTGCAGCAGCTATCAGCCTGGAAGGGTGGTCTGGTCATTTTCCCTCTGCTCATGGCAGATTTGACAGGATTCACCGTGAAAAGCTGAAAGCAGAACGTAAAGCCAACGCGTGAGCGTTGTTTATAAACCCGCAAGTCGGGATAAAGAATTTAACTCATAAGCAAAAATTGCCGAGTTATTCTCCTACTGAAAAGGTAAAACGTATGTTGATTGACAAGGAACTAGAGGCGCTGAGTGAGCTAGAGGCCGAAGAATCTGACCTTTCCACAAAACCCGAGCTTCCTGAGAAATATCAGGACAAAAGCCTAGAGGAAATTGTGAAAATGCACCAAGAGGCTGAAAAGCGGATTGGGAAGCAGGGCCAGGAATTTGACGAAGTCCGCAAATTGGCTGACGAGCTGCTTAAGCAAAACCTTAGTTCAAAGCAACAACCTACAGAAGCAGAGCCGGAAGTAGACTTTTTTGAGAATCCGCAAAAGGCAGTTCAGGCAACAATCGACAAGCATCCAGACGTTCTCGCGGCCCGACAAGCTGGCCAAGATTTCAAAAAGATGCAGATTCAACAGAAGCTATCGAAAGAGCATCCTGATTTCAGCCAGATTGTGAATGAAACAGGGTTCCAAGATTGGGTGAAATCCTCGCCCATACGACTTGGGCTATATGCTCGTGCTGATGGGGAATTTGACTACGATTCGGCGCATGAATTGCTGTCCACCTACAAGGAATTGCGTGGCGTAAAGGCTCAACAGTCCGAGAAAGCGTCTGACGCTACTAGGGCCAAGAGCATGAAAGCCGCACAAGTCGATACGGGTGGAAGTGGCGAGAGTGGCAAACGAGTTTACCGCAGAGCAGATCTGATTCGGCTCAAAATGAACGACCCTGCACGATACGAGGCGCTGAACGATGAAATACTCGCCGCCTACGCTGAAGGCAGGGTTAAATAACTTACCCTTTTTGGAGAATTACAAATGGCCTATCCTACCCCGCAAGTAACCAATACCACTGCCGCAACCTTTATCCCGGAGATTTGGTCTGACGAGATCATCGCCGCCTACAAGAAAAATCTTGTGATGGCGAATCTGGTCATGAAGATGAATTTCAAGGGCAAAAAAGGCGATGTGATTCACATCCCGGCCCCGACCCGTGGCTCCGCTTCGCTCAAGGCATCGTCTACCGCAGTCACCCTGATTGCCGATACCGAGTCCGAAGTGCAGGTTTCCATCAACCGCCACTTTGAATACAGCCGTTTCATTGAGGACATCACGGAAGCACAAGCTCTGGCCTCTATGCGCCAGTTCTACACTGCCGACGCTGGTTATGCTCTCAGCCGCGCTGTGGATACCGACCTGATTACCGTGGGCCGTTCGTCCAACGGCGGCGCTGGCACCGCAGCATACGCCACTGGTGCTTTCATCGGCGGCGATGGCACGACTGCTTATGTTGCCGCCAGCAACAACGAAAGCGCACTGACTGATGCGGCAATTCGTCGCACTATTCAGCGTCTGGACGATAACGATACCTCGATGGATCAGCGTTTCTTCATCATCCCCCCGTCCAGCCGTAACACGCTGATGGGTCTTGCCCGTTACACCGAGCAAGCGTTTGTTGGGAATGGCAATGCGATCCGCAACGGCGAAATCGGCAACCTCTACGGCATCCCGGTCTTTACCACCAGCAATGCAGACACGACCACTGGTTCTGCTCTGGCGCGGGTATGCTTGATGGGCCACCGTGACTCGATGGTGCTGGTTGAGCAGATCGGTATCCGTTCGCAAATCCAGTATAAGCAAGACTACCTCTCGACGCTGTTTACCTCCGACACTCTCTATGGTGTTGCCGGTTTGCGTGTTGCCGCTACTGTTGGCGCGGCTAAGTCTGCTTCGCTGTTTGCTCTGGTTGTCCCGGCCTAATCCATAACCAACCCCCCTCAGAAATGGGGGGGCATTCTTTTAAGGAGTTATAAATTATGGCTGCTGCAACCGCAATTACCGCCCGGCGTGGCAATGACCAGTTTCGGGGGCTTTTCTCCGATACCTGGTCTGTTAGCGCAACGCTTGATGCTTCGTCTTTGATTGATGGCGCTGGCGAGACAAACACCATTGCCGTTCCCGGCGTTATTCTTGGTGACGTTGTTATTGGTGTCAGTATGGGTGTTGATCTTGCTGGTCTCACCATTACTCCGTATGTCAGCGTTGCAGGAACGGTATCAATTCGTTTTCAAAACGAATCTACCGCCACCGTGAACTTGGCAAGCACTACTGTTAAATTTGTTGTTGTGCGTCTTGTATAAACAAACGGGGGGCTTCGGCCCTCCTTTTGTAAGGTAAAAACATGGCAACCTTTCGTTGTTTGCAATCTGGCAATACCGTAACTTTTACGCAGCCGTATGACATTGACTCGATGCGTGGTCATGCGGGATACGTGAGAGTTGATGTAGTCAACGATAATCCAGAAGTTCCAGAAGTGAAGCCTTTGCCTATGATTCCCCCTGAAAAAAAGAGGGGTCGTCCTCGTAAATTCACAATTTAGGAGTCAATACTATGTATGGTAAAGC